CCTTTTTATATGGACCATCAGCTTCAGTCAAAACTTGATTGAGAGCTAGATACATTGAAATAAAACTTTTTCCTGTTCCAGCAATTCCATGAAGCATCAAGTTTTTTCCAGCGTCATATGCTTCAAAAGATTCTTTCTGATGTTTTGTAAGCGGCTCAATATTCTTTAATTGGAAGTTCAGCTTTTCTTGATTTGTATTGTTTTTATTATTTTGCCTTAGAAGTCTTTTTTCTTTTCTTGTTAACTTTCTATTTTCTTCTTCCATTTTGTCCTACTAAAAAGTGTTTATGGTGCTTCTTGTAATTCCTCTCGAGTTTTTCTTTTTAATATCTTTGAGAAGATCACGGAATCCATTATCGGGTTTCCCCATTCCTCTTCCTGATGATATCATCGGAGCGCCATTAACTAATTGCGTTACGTTTGGATTATCTTTTAAATAATCGTCGAGAGCAGAGATAGTCATAAACTCCTCATACTCTTCGTTTGTTTCGTTATTTAAAAATTTATATGTTGGCATTTATTCCCAATCATCATACTCGTCTGTTTCCAACAATGCAGTAATATCTTTTGTTTTTATTGCACGCTCAAAACGTCTTTGCTTGCGTTTATCAACTTTGTTTTTTGTTTCGACAAAATCTTCTTCTTCGTCAAAAGAAAAATCGTTCTTTTTAAACTTGCGTAGTGACTGTTTGCTCATTTGAAATTAGTCCTGGTAATGCCTCTATTACGTGTTGAATTGTAATTCCCTTCATGGGTTTCTTGTCCTTAAACAAGCACAACATCTCAGCATCCTTTGGTGAAACACGTTCTAGAAATTCTACGAACATTGATTCGCGCTTTAAGGATGGAAGATTGTCGTGAAAGCCTTTAATGAAATACCTGAGCTTTTCGCAATCCTTAATTAGGACATGCTCTTGATCAACTAAATCATTCGGCTTATAGGGTGGTGTTCCTTCTGGTAATGCCCATTGAACAGCAGGGTCATAACCAGACTGAAGCACAATTCTTAGTACAAGGCTGTCATTTGCCTTTATAGCATCAATCTTTTCTTGAGTTCTCTTTAGCTTTCCTACTTTTTCTAGGAACTCAGCTACACCAATTACCATTAAAATTCTCCAATATGCTCAGTTAAATTACGAAGTTTGTTAGCGATAAAATAGTTCATGAGCTTAGAACGATCTTTACCATTTTGTGCGTTGTAAGAAGACATAACCTTTGTACGAATTTCTTCTGGTGTATGATCCAAGTTAATCAGTTTATCATTACGAAAATAATTTTTAGCAATAACAGATTCCATTTCGTTTGGCGTCATCTTAATATAGTGTTCCATTTTCTTAGCAGTCAATGGACGTTGTCTTTCACCAACAACAAAACAATTGTCCGAAGAAAGAATGTTAGGCACACCGTCGCCAGAGTCGCCCTTCAAAATATGCTCTTTCAAGTACTGCCCTGGATCTGTATGAGTAATCCACTTCTTGCGAGTAGGATCATACTGTTTCACATTAGCATACTTATGTAGCTGAATGAAATCTTTATCACCAGAAAGAATTAGGATCTTTTCTCCAACGTCTAAGTCAGAACCATATTCTCTAACAAGTGTGCCGATTACATCGTCAGCTTCTGCTGCTTCAATATCAATAACTTTGTAAGGGAAAAATTCTTTAAGCTCGGAGCGAATCTTATTGAGACATTCAAATACTGACTTCCAGTCAAGATCAGACTTTTCTTGAGCCTTCTTGCGGTTCGCCTTGTAATAAGGGAAGAACTGACGACGCCAATAGTTGGTATTGTCGCAAGCAATAACAAGTTCTCCATACTCAGAGAAAAACTTAGTTCTGTATGAACGTAGAGAATTAAGAATCATATGACGCACCATATTTTCTTCTATCTGGGCGTTTGTATGATTTCCAAGCTGCATCAACAAATTAGACAACATAACTTGGTTAAGATCGACAATAATCACATCATCACCTATAAAGTTTACACTTCTTCTTTCAATTTAATATTAAGGCTATCGACTATATTTAGAGATTCTATATCTTCTTTGTCAGATTCAAATATGTTTTCTGCTAATTTTTGGAAAGGGTGATATATTCCGTAATACTTGCTCATGAAAGATCTTAAAGATTCAACAATCATTGCGCCATCTTTAATGCTTTCTCTTTCGTCTTCATCTTCAGGAAATGCGAATCCAGAAACTTCTAAATGGTTGAATATAATAGGTATCACATTCATCAATGTTTCTTGGATATGAAACTGTTTCATTGTATCTATATTTTTTGAAACTTCCTCAGCAGTTAAATCTAGTCTGCTATCTTTTGGTCCAGAATATGACTTTGGAAAAGTGATTACATTATTTGTGTACATTTGAATCCAACTATAGCTAACAACCTATTTTACCTCATAACATTATTATTGTCAATAGGTATTTATGTTTTTACTGATTTATAATTATAGTTGAACCTTGTTCCACAAAATTGAAATCGTATACTTTACATTCTGTTTCGTAAGCGATGTTATAGATTACTCTTTCTCTGTTTTCTGGCTTTACATAGAACAAGAAAAATCCGCCGCCACCAGCACCCAATAGTTTACCACCTATAGCGCCAGCTTTCAATGCTTTGTCATAGATAACATCAAAATATTCATTGGTTATGTCTTTAGAAACACCCTTCTTGTCCATCCAAGCATCATGGAACAATGCTCCAAAGTCATCTACTAATCCAGCAGCAAACAAATTAGCACCAACAAATGCTCTGTCACGATTACGTTTCACTAACATAAATTTATCTTCGTCAGACATAGCAGCTGCTTGTTTTTGTAAAATACTATTGGCCGATCTACCACGACCGCTGTACACAAGAAGAAGATTTTCTTGTAGCTTCTCCCAATTTTCTTGATTGTGAATAACGGGCTTTACTGTGACACAATCATCTGTTTCGAACTGAAACAAATTCATACCACCATAAGAAGCGGCATACTGATCCTGTTTGCCAACAGGAAACTGACACATATTTCTTTCAATGTAATATGCGGTTTGTGCAATCTTTTCTCTTGTGTGTTTACCTTTCGCCAAACAATTGAGCAACCCAACTGTAAACGCAGAAGAGGAACCTAGTCCAGAACCACGTGACAAAATATCAGAGATTGAAGCAATAGTTACATCATTTGACACATTAAAGTGTTTTAAACTTTCTCTTGTGATAGAATGTTGCATTAGCTCTATATCAGCACTATGTTCAATAACATCATACATCGTCTTTATTCCAAGATGCGGTGTCTTGTGATACATTACATAAATGTACTTGTCAATCGTGACAGAAAGCGCAGCACCTTTTTCTCTTAAGAAGAAAGAAGGCATATCACTTCCTCCGCTGAAGAAACTGATACGAAGAGGCGTCTTCGAAATAATCATAGACGATCAGTCCTATAGATAAGCATTTCTTTTTTGGGTTGACGACTTTCAATTGTAGGATACTTATGCAACAAATCCTTTAACATAATTTCCCACTGACTGACAATACGATTGATGTTGTATCTTGAATCAACGTATGCCTTGTTGAAACTTATAAGGTTTTTATGGCTTGAGCTATTCACCAGTCTGATAGCAGCGTCAAGATGTTGAACTAAAATGTTACAATGATGCTGTGGATCTTCCATGTCACCACGGTACATAATATTTAAAGCACCTGAAGTTTCTGGCAATGCACCATAATTAGGATGAACACATACAAGACCAGCAGACATTGCTTCGAGCATAGCACGACAACTTGTTTCTAACCAAATTGACGGATAAGCAAAGATATGACACTTGTTTAAAAATTCCTTCAACTCAGCATTAGGAACAAACCCATGATAAGTCATTTGTGGATGATTACGAATTTCATTATACATTGGTTCAAACTGCGCATCCATTTGATCCCAACCGTAAATTTTGAAACTAGAAAACACATGAAGATGAATATTTGGATAGTGTTCTGCAAGATACTTGAACACAGGGAGAAGGATTGACAACCCCCGCTGTGGTGTAGAAGTGTAAACAATATGAATCTTGCCGTCGTCGTTTGTCTTTTCTAAACAAGATTCTGGTGCTGGTTCGATACCAGATTCAATGACGTCAACCTTACCATCATACTTAACACCCTGAACAAGCTGATACCTTTGCATCTGCCAGTTTGAGATAAAGATATACTTGTGAATGTTTCTCTGGAACTCAGAATCCTTGAACTTGTTTGACTCAGGGTCTTCAGGCAAATCATGACACCAGAACACACGAAGCTTATCAGGTTCATAAGTCCTTTGACGAGAACATATGATTTGAAAATTTTCTAACAACTTTGGATCAATTAACTCAGCCAATCTACGCTTGGCAATTTCTGTTCCACCACTTGCATTCTTTGAAATTTCGTTTTCTTCAAATCCAATCATAGTACAAATCCTGACTTCTGTGCATCGTTATAAAACATCTGAACTGTTTCCCTGGAATAATCCTCAAGGTCTTTGTTCTGTAATGAGAGCTTCTTAATCTGATCGGGAGTCATAGTAATGATGTCACAATTTGAACGAAAGGCTTGTGTGTAATTAAAAACCTCGCGACAAGAAGCCCAAAGGAATTTGGCCTTGCGTCTTCTATCCATCGTCACGCACTTCATGACAACCCTTTCAGGGTCTCTCTGAGTGTCTGCGATTCTTCCAGCAAACAAAGAAATGATTGTTGAACCAACAGCATCATCAAGATATCCTAAGACACCTAGAGTTTGGAACTCAGTGAAAACTGCTGTTACGTTTACGTTGATACCATCGTTAACAAGTTCACCAACAAGATCATAGTTAGTAACACCTTGTGTGTTCATAACTGGAATCTTTACAT